CCGCCGCATTTGCTGTCGTCGGCATGAAAAGCAAAACCGTGTTCACGCCGATTCTTGTGTCTGTCACCGTAGTCGATGCCGCGCTGGCCGTAAGCGTCACGTCCAACACGTTGTTGGTACGCCCCAGCATCATCTCGTTGAGAGATGTTGAGATTTGACGCCGGTGAAAGTTGCCGTCAGGATTGTCCAGTGGCGGCGACGGAAACTCAGAAACCGTCACGCCGCACCGTCGGCAACAACTTCAGCGTCAACGCCTTGGGCGTGTGACCATGTGCCGCCAGCGGCAACATTAACTTGTGCGCGGGCATAGCGCGTGCTGACTGTGAAGTGCGCCTGCCCGTCTGAATCGATGCTGTTCTCGCTGGTTTCCGTTACGCTGTCACCAGGAGCTGCGCGGTGCTTGAGCTTGACGGTCACCGTGCCGCCATCAACATATGGTCGAATAGCATTGACATAGATGCGATTGCTGCCGCCGATCTCTTGCGTTTCCAACTGTGCCGCAAGGCTTGGTCCCGTAAATCGACACAGCTTCTTATCAGCATTAAAGCCGTTCAAGCTGGTCAACCCGCCAATCCATGAAGCACTGTCAAAGCTGACATCGATAGAGTCTACAGTGCCAAAAGAATCTAAGCCCTCTAGCGTCACCTCGGTGCTGAGATTGCGGAACATATATTCTTGATTGACTTCGGCAGTGCTCCACCGATCCACCGCCCAATTATAAATAATGACTTTGTTGGGCTGGCCGTCGCTGCTGCCAAATGAGGGATAAGCCCAATAAACCATTTTTTGCGTCGGGTCGGCGGCACCATAAACGCGGTCAATATAGTTCTGGTCAAGATCATTAAGAAAGAAACGGTCAACCTTCTGATCGCCAATGCTTTGCGACCCTGCGCCGGTAAATGACCAGAAACCTTCTTCGCCAAGGTAAAAGGCAAAGGGTCCGACATTGACCACGCTGTTACGCGCAAACGGGCCACGATCTCGCTCAATCTCTGTGATGTTAAAAACAGTAGGCGGGCCAACAAACGAAAGCCGGTAGATGGCACTGCGGCACATGACCACGCCATCCATGCCGCCAACTGCGCCCAAGATTGCCATGACCTCGCCGCCAACCGGCAGATCTTGAAAGTCTGATTGCACTGCCGCCGCTGCCGATGTCCCTGGCGTTGGGAAGCTGGTCGGGTCATTGATAGCCGACCAGTTGATGCGGTTGGGATGTACGGTTGCGTCTTGCTTAATATTACCCATCATTACAAAGTCTTTAACGACTGCGATAGACTTGGGCTTGATGTCGTAGCTGACGCCGTTATCGAAGTTTGTGGCCGTCATGCCTACCGGCGAGCTGTCCGTTACCGTCACCGTTGTCTCGCCGCGCACGCCTGCCGTGGCTTGCGTGACCGTCACCACATTCGACGCAACCGATGCTGAGAACTTAGCGTTCGCGTCAATTTGATCTTTTAAGTTTGTCGCCGTTTGATCGTTAGACGTTGCGGCGACAAAAGTACCGCTGCCGGGGGATGATCCGACTGTAAAATCGTGCGTGGTCTGGTCGGTAGCTATAAGCCGCACTTTCTCGCCGTTGGCAAGGTCTCCAAACGCCGTGATGGTTATGGTGCATGTGGCCTGCGCGGCAAGTAGGTCGTCAAACGTGCTTGATGTACCCATTACGAAAGACTGCGGCGGGTCTGTGTGGCCCGATACAGAAATCACGCGGTTGCCGAAGTTTACGAAGTTAACAACATCGTTGCCGCTGACCGTGTAACTTGCTGACGCCCGTGACACGTTGCCGAAAGTCATGCCGCTTAGTTTAAACAAGTCTTGGCTGTCGGCGGCAAACGTGTGGACCGTGCCATCGGTCTGCTTAAATGAAGCTGCACCCATTGGCCGGTTGGTTAGCGCATTGCTGACCACGGCTTGCGCTGGAAAAGGCGCATATGTCGCCGCCGTCTTTGGCAGCACGTTGGTCGCAACGGTCGAGCCTGGATTGCCCAGGTCGGCTTGGTCAGGAAGAAACGGGCCAAAGCTAAACATCAAAAGCCCCGGCTGATGTCAAAACGTCTGGATTGCGTCAGCGCGGAGTCCACTGCCAAACGCGCTTGGCCGCGTGTGCGGTTGTCCAAGGTGTTCAGCTCTTGCACCACGCCGTCCAAAAGATTGAGGTTAGACTGCACGCTCTGCGGGTCTTTGGCCCGCATGTAGAATGCCGCCAGCGTCGCATAGATGTAAGCGTCGGGCGCGTTGGTAAGCAGCGAATTTGTGTCGTCGGTCGCCAAGTCAAACTTTTTATAAAAGCGGTGGGTAAACGTATAATTCTGGTCAGCCTCGCGCTCGAACTGGATAACGCTGCCGATGGCATAATAGTAAGGCCGACCGCTGCCGGTCGTTGCAGTTTCTTGCAATGCAAACAAAGACTGCTGCGTTGGCTGATAGTTGTCGCTAGTAAAAAACAAATCGATATGTTCAAGAAAGCCGGTCGGCAGGCTGGCTGAACTGTTACCCGTTGAGAGGGTTACAGACGCGCTGGTTTCTTGAGAGAACAGCCGCAGCTTGCGGTTTAGACGTGCCTCGCCGCGTGTGATGTAGTCATCCCACGTTATATCTGACCGGCTTGTTTCTGTTTCCAGAGCGGTTTTTAGCTCGGCCAGAGTCGATATGCTCATTGCTCATAAGCCTCATTAACGTCAGGCGTGCTTGGGTCGTCAGCAACAAACTTACCGCCCTTCCTTGCACGTTTCTTCGGCGTGGCTTTTTTGGCCGCAGGCTTCTTGCCTTCAATCGCTGCCCTGGGGCTGTCCGAATAGCCAGACTTTGGCATGTCGTCGGCGTCGAACAATTCCTGTTCGCCGGTGCCGTCTTTATACATAAATACTTTTGGCATATTGATCTCCAAGGTTTGGGAGCCGCCTTGCGACGGCCCCCGTTCGCCTTAGTTCATGTGAATGCGGCAAGCCAATTCTGGGCGAATTGTCTTGAAGCCATAGAGAACATCAAGACGGGTGATGAACGTATCGGCGGATATTGAGTAATCCCTGATGATCCGCATCGAGATGCCGTCCATTGTTTCTCTGGCCGCAAAGTCCACACCGTCCGGCAGAACAAGGTCAGCCGTCGCAAAGCAGAACGCATCTTTGTGATACGCCATGCTGGTGGTGAGCGTCTGACTCGCGGCGATTGCCGTTGCGTCATCCGACTCACGCTTGCGCAGCGGAGCATTGTTTGCTGGCATAGCCGACACATTCTGCAATGCGCCCGAAGACCGCAGAGCCGGGGAGAACGCAATGCTGGTTGCGCTGGTTCCCACGTCAGCCGTGACAACGAACTTCTGCAGCACGCCCGTGTCAGCCTTGGTTTCAGGATGCACCCGATTAACACTATCAAAGGTGAAGATGTCACCTTTCTTGAAAGTGCCTGCACCAGTGTCCACCGTGATGCTGGTTGAACCTTCAGCGATGGTGCCGCTGTCGTTGACCAGATAATCGCCGGTGCCGTCGTCGGTGCCGCCAAGGTGAGATGGCATCAGTGAGGTTTCCATAATTTCAGCAAAACCAAACGTATTTGATGCCACGCGGCCTTCGCGGTAGTTCTCACCAAGATTGTCCTGATGATTGAACAAGCCCGACAGGTCAGTGACCAGATCGACGTTGTCTTGCGTGTTCAAAAGCAAGGTACGCTGATCATACGGTGCCAAGTTGTCAGTCAGACGCTTAGAAGCGTTGAGGACGTCGCCCTTGACGATTGACGCGCCAGAGTCAGTCACATGGTCAGGAATATCCTTGTACATGCTTAAAGCGTCAGATTCTATATTGGCAGCGAGCACCGCCATTGCCGGGGTCAGAATCCGCTCGCTAAAATCATCAAGGTCAAGTGTGAGGTCGTCGCTGGTGAAGGTCGTATCAACGCCCTTCTGCGTCTGGACGGCCAAGCTAACGCTTTGCTCAGTTACATCGTTGGAGGATAAGGCAGCGCCTGTCCTAACAACATATTGGTTAGGAAGGCGTATGCTTAACGCATCGCCAATTTTTGCGCCCGATTGCGCGAAGCGGTCGTCGTAAGCACGGTTGATGCTGCCGACAAATGCCAATTTTTGATGGAGAACGCGAAGTGCTTCACGGGTCACCATCGTTGGCGTAAGAAGTGTATTTGCCATGATAATGGTTCCTTGTCAGGTTAAGCGGATTTTTTCCGCAGTTGCTGGTTTCTCCACTTCTGCCATTCGCGCATGCTCATCTTATCGGGGTCTTTTGCACGGGGAGCTGACTTGCCCTTAACCTTGACCGCAGCTTGCGGTTCCGGTTTTGGATTAGCCGCTTTTTGCGCGGCCATCAGCTCATCGTACCGTCGAGCCTTGTCGATAAGTTTTACATGCACCGGGTCAGAAATGTTTTGTACAGCCGACTCGGGCAACCCTTGACTGACGCCGTAGGTTGCAATCTGTTGAGCAAGCTGGGGAGACCAACCATCGATTTCCTTTTGAAGCACTCTTTGGGCGTGCTGCTGACGCCGACTCTCGAGAGCCTTTGAATGATTTTCATTGAGTCGTTGGATAGCCTGTTGACGACTGCCTTCAAGATCACGTTTCTGCCGATCCAGATTAACAGCGGTCGCCATATCGCTTTGGTACAGCTCATCCCAGTTTAGAGCGGCGTATTGCTCTAATTGCTTGTCAATGGCCTGCACCGCCGCCACGTCTTGAACAGTAAGTTGCTGCATTTCAGCTTCTTGCTGCAATTGTGCGGCTTGCGCTTCGACTTGCCTTCTTTGGTCGGCAAGCGTCTGCGTCTTGGTCGTATAGTCTTTTTGACGCATAA